AATGGAATTAAGTATTCTTGGTTACGATTATAATGGTACTAACATTGAGTGGTATTGGAAAGACCAAGAAAAACAACATTGGAAAACTTGGAAACCTAAACAAGGAGATGTTAAATTATTAAAACCCTTGACAGACAAAAAAGAAAATGGTAAAATTCTTAAAGAAATTTTCGAGGAAGTTATGAAGAATGATTTTCCTAAGAAAGAAAAGTTAAAAGGAATATACAAAGTAAGGAAATAAATGGAAGAATATATAGTGAAAGTTATAGATGAAGATGGTGAGTCTTTGTCTTTAAAAAATTATGGTCAAACATTAAACGAAGTTATAGATAATATTGTTTGTATGAATCAAATAGATTCTATACAAAAAATTACAAGAGTAAAAGATAATATTGTTTTAATTAATAAAACAAATACTATATCTTTACAAAAGTTAAGAATGCTTAGACAAGAAATTAAAAATGAATCAGAGTTAAGAAGTATGTTAGTTAATAAAGAAGAGGTAAACATTATACAATGAGGACAACAACAGGACAGGTTATACATGAGAGTGTAAAGAAAAAGACTTCGATTGGTAGAGGTAACGTAGGTTTCTCGACCATGAATAAAAGAAAGAAACAAACCTACAAAAAATATAGAGGGCAAGGAAAATGAATATAAAACATTTAAAAACTAAGGTAACAATAGAGTTATCACCAGAAGAATACACTATATATACTGAACAAGTTAATAAACTTGACGGGATAGTATCAGGACTAACTGAGTTTCACGATTTATATGTGAGTGATTTAGGTAGGTTAGAAACTTTAAGGTGGAGACTAACAGACTTGTTAGGTCTTGAGTGGGACAGAGACAAGTTTAGATACATAAAGGAGGAGAAGTAATATGGTAAGTGCAAATAATTTAAAACAATATATAAAACCTGATGTTAGTCAAATGACATTAGATGTTATTGATGCTATAAAAGCTAAACAAAAAGTTCAGTTTAAATATGGAGCAGATGAGTATAGAGAACTCTTACCTCAAGAATTCTTCGGAGACTTTGAGGGCTTCGGTGGTCTTACTAACATGGGAGAGTACAGACAGTTTCTTTTTAGCAGAGTAACCGAGTGGGTAGGTATACCTATGTACTATAAAGTCTTTGTAGAACTAGACATGGTTGGGTATCCTGAAGATAAAGATGTAGCATATAAACTACATCAACTATTAGATAGTGCCGAGCCTATTACGTATACAATTAAACCACAGTCAGGAGATAAATGACACAGTATGATGTGTTCCCTGAGTACAGGAAAAGAATAGATGGAGACATGATAACTTCTGTGCATGTAGATAAAGGAGAGTTGACAACAAGATACGCAGATGGTACAATGGAAATAGAAACAAAACAATCCAATGGCAAATGGAAAGTAACGAGGACAAGACAATGAAAAGAAAAGATTATATATATGTAGGTTTATACTTATTATTATTTGGTAGTTTTATAACTACAATTATAGATGGTGTTGAATCTGAAAAAGAACAATTCACAAAAATAAATAATTTAAATAATGATTTAATTAAAATATCTAAATATGTTAGTGGCAACAGCGAGCTTCTATCTTCCTTAGATAGAGAAGTTTACAACAATTGGCTGACGTTAGAAGACGTTAGTGAAAGATTGCAAGAAGACCACAAAACTAATACTACATTTTATGAAATGTATTTTAGTACTCAGGCTCAAAGAGTTGAGAAAGAACAAGAAGAATTAGTTGAAGAAAAGGAGAATCGAACACAGGACTTGCAAAGCACTCCTGCTCCGACTGAAACTATAGAGCAAAAGGAAGTGGTAGTTCCTATCGAAGTGCCTGTCGTTAAGATAACAACTGCTTCCTCTTGCCCGACCCCACACACAAGACTTCTTCCTTATATTAATCATGTTAGATTAGACCGAACTTATTCTTTTATTATTACTTATGATGTAGTAAATGCTGAGATAAGCAACCCACGATTTAATAAAAAAATACCAAGCAGATTAAGAAATGCAATCATAAAGTATGTTAATTCCTTTCAAACTAAAGGAGACATACAAGATTGTTATGTTCCAATAAAAATCTTAGGAGGGTAGCATGGACATAGAAGAAATTTTTGAATTAAATAAAAACCAGTTTAAATTATGGTGCGATTTTTGTCTCGATAACACAATAGAAATGTATGAAAACAAAGACTCATACATGAACGTATGGGATAGAGAAAAGGAAAAGTATTTAGTTTATGTACAACGCCATGAACAAACAGGAATTAAAAAGTTTTTAGAGAAAGTGCTTGACACTTACTAAAAAGGAGAGTATAATCACTCTCACATTAACCACTACTATATATAGGAGATAAAAATATGGCAGTAGCAACAGGAATAGCGTATTGGACGAGCGTCCTAGTACCTAACGAAACTTTTGAACCAGTCTACACAGTAGACCTAGTAATTAGTGATGAAGACGCTCAAGACTTTGCTTCGAGAGGAGTAAATGTGAAGGACTTTTCATTGAAAGATGAGACAGGAGAACCTCAATTTATTGGGAAAGCTGTCACTATCAAGAGAAAAGTAAATGCTAAGAATGGCAGAAGACCTGCACCAAAGCTCTATAATTTAAATAAAGAGCCGATGGATACTACAGTAGGTAATGGCTCGGCAGTTAAAGTACAATACAATGAGTTTGCGTGGGATTATGCAGGCAAGACAGGTGTTAGCTTAGACTTTCAAGCCATGCAAGTGCTAGACTTAGTGCCTGTTAAGTCACAAGACGGAGATGAATTGAATCCGTTTGGTGATGGGGAGGAGTTCTAATGACAGACGAAGAAGTTATGTTAGAAGAACCTATAAAACCTTACGTTACTATTGATGATGTGCAAGTGTTCGTAGAAGATTTACCTGAAGAAGGTCAACAAATCTTTGGTAGACTGCAACGATTAAATCAAAAGAAAGCTAATGTTGTGCTTGACTTGGAAGAGTTACAAGCAGGTATTAATTTCTTTTCAAATAGAGTCGTAGCCATTTATAATGATGAAGATTCCCAAGCAGAAGAACCACAACCAGACTTAGACACAGAAGAAAGTTAGGTTGTTTTAAATACTGGCTAGACGTTACTGTGTTTAATGTCTAGCCTTTTTTATGGATAGAATATATGAATAAAGTTAGCCCCTTTTTTAAAACCCACCAACCTTGTCCTGATTGTAATAGCAGTGATGCCTTATGTGTTAATGAAGACAAGTCAACTAAATGTTTTAGTTGTGGAAAGTTTACACCGAAACCAAATATAATACCAATGAATAATAATTATACCAAACCCCCAACTAAACCAACAGAAACTGTGCATAGTGGCACGTATGCTCCCTTAACAGATAGAAGTATCTCAAAAGAAACGGCTATCAAGTATGGTGTTAAAGTTGTGTATGATTCTCAAGGTGTCTTGGCTCAACACAGATACCCTTACCACATAAACAATGAACAAACAGGTACAAAGATAAGGTACGTTAAAGATAAAAACTTTAAGTTTGAAGGTACAACAACTGGTACAGGTCTCTTTGGTCAGCAACTCTTTAAAGAGGGAGGTAAGTATTTAACTATTGTTGAGGGCGAATGCGATGCAATGGCAGGCTATGAATTACTTGGTAGCAAGTGGGCAGTAGTATCTATTAGAAACGGAGTACAGGGTGCGGTTAGAGACATCAAAGATAACATTGAATACGTAGAAAGCTTTGACAATATTGTTATTTGTTTTGACAATGACAAGCATGGCATAGAAGCATCACAAAAAGTAGCGAGCATTATTAAACCACGCAAGGCTAAGATAGTTTCTATTCCTAACGGACACAAAGATGCTAACGATATGCTTAGAAAGAACTTACATTCACAGTTTACTCAGGCTTGGTGGGATGCTAAAGTTTATACGCCAAGTGGAATTATTAGAGTTTCAGAAAAGCAAAAAGATTTTTTAAATAGAGAGAAGAAAAGTAGTGTGCCTTATCCTTGGCATGGTCTTAACAAAAAACTTATGGGCATGAGACAAGGGGAGTTACTAACCCTTACAGGCGGTACAGGTCTTGGTAAATCCTCTGTTACGAGAGAGCTAGAGCATTGGATTATCAATCAGACAGAAGATAACGTAGGAGTAATAGCCTTAGAAGAAGATTGGAGAAGGACAGTAGATGGTATCTTATCCATCGAAGCTAACGATAGATTGTACATTGATGATATAAGAGATAAATATAAAGAGCAAGACCTTATTAAACTGTTTGATAAAACTTTTGACAAAGACAAAGTATTTATTCACGCTCACTTTGGTACTAACGACATAGAAGATATCTTTTCTAAGTTGCGTTATCTTATTGTTGGTTGTGACTGCCGTTGGATTATCATTGACCACTTACATATGCTTGTTAGTTCTATGACAGAAGGGGATGAACGCAGAGCCATAGATAATATTATGACTA